TTACTGCAAATCAGTCGATAATTTATTATTTGCATTAGTGGTATTGCTAGAGTAAGTAGCATAAGTACCGCTTGGGGAAGTTACTAGGGTGTAATAAGACTTAATGTCATTATAAATTTTTTTGTCTTTAGCAAATGATTCTCTACTACTAGAAGTAACATTCGTTTCCATTCGTTTGTAATTGGAAGCAAGGTATTTTGCGTTACTATTTAAGATATCCGTATCCCCATTTTCATTCCAAACATCGAATTGTGCAGAAATGGCCTTGTTGAAGTCTGTATAGTTTTTACCATCAACAGTGACACCATTATCGTTATAAATAGCTCCATACCAGAGCTTGCTTATTTTGTTATCCATAGATCGTAGCTTGTTTCCAACTTTATATGAATAATCGGAAAAATTTTTCTCCTCATCATTAAATCTATCCTCTTTTGCTTTCAAAGCAGCCGCTTCCTCAGCAGCTTTGTGCTTTTGATAAGCGATGGTCCCCAGACCTCCTGCCAAGAGAATGACAATAATGATGATAATTGTCCAGAACCAAGGCTTTCTTGTTAAGGGCTTCCTTTCACTCATTACATATTCCTTGCCATCTTCACCCTTAATTACTTGCTTTGCCATTATGTACGCTCCTCCAAAATCAATTCAGCTTTTAACGTCAGTCAGTGTTTGGACTTAGATTAGTTTGCAATAAAATCATCGTCATCAAGTGAAATGTCAAGAACTTGATTAGCTACGAGTCCTGCGGTATAAACGTATTTTTCAGGCACATGGTATTGCTCACAAAAATTTAAAATGTTGAATTGGGACGGTTCTATACCAGCCAGGTTAAGGTAATCCATTATCATTAGATAAAATCCACCACGGTCCGCACGGCCTTCAATCCTTGTATTGCTAACGTATGTGCTTTCAATAAGTGGGTTAGCCGAATCATCAACTAAACAGTGAATTAACTCATGAGCCTTAATTCGTTCTGGATACTCAGTATTCGCGTTGATGAACATTGTATTAGTGTAGGGAAGGGAGAAACCATATACGCGGTTTGGCAAACTGAACGAATATTGGAAGCTGATTCCATAATGCTTAATCAAATGATCCAAATTGTAATCTTGTAAGGCATCAATATCAGTAAGTGCGTCATCTAAAGTATCAAATAGCATACATTAATCGTCCCCGTTTCCACCATTATCGTCAAGCTCCATGTTACTGTACTTCTTAAGCCGTTCACGGCCTTCAGTAGATTGAAGATATGTGGAGATAAGCGCGCGAAGGGCGGCACGGTCTGCATCAGTTAGTTCACCATCACGGTCAGTCAACATAGCGGTTCCGTCAAGAAGCTTTTCTATGTTGACTTTTTGAATATCATTTGTAGTAGACTTTGATTCATCTTGATTGCCTAATAAGGTCTCAGCGGAAACACCTAGTACGTTCGCAATCTTTTTTAGTGTATCGATGGAAGGACTCTTTCCCTTGTTATATTGGTAAATAACATTTTTGCTTAGTCCAGCCGAGACAGCGACTTGTTGTAAGTTCATACCACGATTTTTGGAATATTTTTTTATGTTGTCAAACACTGACATAGCAACGGTCTCCTTGGTTTGATGAACACAAAAATAACAGCTAAGGTGTAAAAATAGTTGATAATTTTTACACCTGTGGTATTATAAGTTCATCAAGTAATTAAGCAACAAAAAACCAGCAGCTTCATAACGTAACTTTGGCGAGGAACGGTTGAAGTATAGGTATTTTATGGCTTATTTCGTATGCACTTATTTTACAGCACTGCTGTAAAAAATGCAATAACTTGATGAATAAATTACACAAAAGGAGGTTTAGTTATGAGAACAGAATTGTGGAACGGGCATTCAATTAGATTTGTCGAAGTTAAAGATGAATGGTGGGCTATTGGTAAAGACGTAACGGATTCACTTGAGTATTCAAACAGCCGAGATGCAATTAAAGTGCACGTTGAAACTGAAGACAAGAATACCGTAGCGATTCACGACGGTATTAAAGGGAACCCAAACCGAGTAATTATTTCTGAGTTTGGAATTTATGACTTAATTGGTTCTAGCAAGATGCCGCAAGCCAAGCAGTTTAAACGCTGGATGTACTCGGTTATCAAGCATTTACGTGAGCAATCTGGATTACAGGGGTTTGAAATCTTTCGCACTTTGGATAAAGAACATCAACGCAAAACTATGAATCAGCTTTGCCAATCGTTATCACATCCAGTACGAATGGATTTTATGAAAGCTAATACGATTGCAAACAAAGCAGTTTCTACCAAGTTTGGGTACGCCAAGATGGTCAAGAAGGGTGAAATGACACCGGATATGCTCAAAGAACGCGAGATGGTATTAGAAGATACCGTCAGCTTGATGGGATTACAAGACAAATACAATCTGAACTTATCGGTTAGTCAAACTATCTATGATTCATTAAAAGGCCAACAGACAGCATAGCTTAATGAATAAATTAACTGAAAGGAGCGAGAAAATTGGTAGAACAAGCAATTGACGACGCCGCGTTGGAAATTGAATTGAAGTATACAGCCGCCCTAAAACGTCATGGATTATCTCAAAAAGCCATGGCAGCGTTGCTTACTACTCAGGACGAAAAAGTGGCACCATCGCAAGTTAATCGAGCAGTTAAAGGAGGGAACGAACCAAAGTCACAACGGATTCGTTTTCAAATGGCTAAAATTCTTGGAATCTAAGGAGGATTAATCATGAAACAAGATGACGAGATCGATTTGATGAGTTGGATTACTGAGAAGCGTGAAGAGGGCTACTTCCCTGGCTTCGAAGATACGAGTACTGCCGTTATCTTTTATTACGACAAAGATAAAAACATGATTCCTGTATCAACACAGAAGGCTAGTCTGGTGCTCTCACCGCATCGAATGAGCAAGGAAGAATATGGCTACTTGATTTCTGGATTCAAAGAAAAAACACTCTTCGCTTGTTACCAAGGAAAAGTGTTTAAGATTTGGCCAATGCATGATGTTCCAGATCCTAGTGACCATATTCCTTTTGGAACTGTAATCCATAAGAAGTAAGCCACGGACTATTATCTGATGTGATTAAAGGTAATAAACCAGATGGACCAGCTGAAAATGCTAAATTGATAAGACCTTTATGATTTTTATCCATTTCTTCAAGAATGGCATTAACATCTTGGCGCTTGTACGAAGCATATAAAAATTCTAGCAGATTACCAAATACGCCGTCTTCAGATTGTCTTCTATCATAGAGGAAATTTAGTACATCGATTTCTATGACGTTCAATTGTACTCACCGCCTTTCAAATCAATGATACATCAAGCTAATTTGAAAGGTGAGGAAAATTAATAAGGACTAATTATGAACAAATTAAGGAGGCGATATGCAGTGTTGCTATCAGTAATTGCGTTAATTATTGCAGTTATTTCCCTAGTTGCTGCTGTCTTTGGTAATTAATGATAAGACACATAATCCTAAATATTCTCGGAAAAATAGAGAGGGGGACACAATATATGCAAGAAGTAGCATTATCAAATGACCTTACTAAGCTAACCACTGAGATTAAAACGTATCAGTCGATTGGCGGACAAGCAATTTTCGAAATTGGTCGGCGGTTAAAGTGGGTTAAAGAGAATGATTTGGCCCATGGTGAATACGATTCTTGGTTAAAAGAAATAAATACGAGTCGATCGCAAGCACATAAATTTATTAAAGTAGCAAAGGAATATTCAAATGTGCCGACATCGGCACATTTGGGAATAAATGTTTTATATGAGATAGCGACAATGCCGCCTGATGAACGAGATAAGCCACAGACGCTCGAGTCGGGAGAGACAAAGAAGCCTGATGAGATGACGGTGCGCGAGCTACGGGAAACCAAGAAGAAATTGAAAGAACGGGACAAGGATGTTGCCGATAGGGATGCCAAAATAAATGAACTTTCTGATAAGGAACCAGAGATAGTTGAAAAAGTTCCTGACGATTACGGGATGCTACAAGGCATGGTCGAAAACCAAAAAGCGACTATTGATAGATACATCAAAGATAACTCCGAGCTTCGAGAAGAGATTGACGATTTGCAAGACCAGCTGACGGATAGACAACCGGAACAAACATCTTCTCTTAATGACCTCCTTGCAGAATTCATAGGAAAGGCATTTCCACTAGCTGACTCAAACGAATTTGTAAAGTCGATGAACCACCCCAGTCAGGCAAAATCTATTCAAATGAATATTGAATCTATTGACAAATGGTGCTTAGAACTCAAGGAACGTTTTAAAAGTTCAACAGTAATAGAAGGAGATTTTACAAATGAAAAATAATGATTTAAACATTTTCTCAGCGCAAGACATGCTTCAACCCAATCGCGGATACAAAATTGGCGAGGTGTTCAAAACGGATGACTATAGTCTCTTTAAACTAAGCAAGTTCAACCGGACGGTAATTCTTCGAAAAGCGATGATCGAACAAGCTCGTCAAGGGTTGATTGCCCCAATCGTTGTAAACGAGAACTTCGTTGTGATTGATGGTCAGCACCGGCTAGCGGCTTCTAAAGCGGCCAAGGTTCCTGTGGAATATATTGTTAAACCGGGATTAGGCAAAAACGATATTGTTCGTATGAATACGATTCAACGCCGATGGAGTCTTGAAGATTATGTGGATGCTTTCGCTAACCAAGGCAATCCAACATATATCCAATTGGCTACACTTATCAACCAAAAATATGCTGATATCACAACAACTATTGAAGTTGCTGTCAACTTGCTAACACCCCATGGTGCGCGCGAAAAAATTGAAAATGGAAAGTTTGAGTTCTTCAATTATGGAAAGACTATTGAGTTTCTTCACTTCTATGAGAACTTTCGTAAAAAGACAGGGACTCCAAAGCGTACGACCGTAACAACTGCGCTATACATGTTATTTAAAATCAAAAAATTCAGTCAAGAACGGATCATTAAGAAAGTAGTATCGACTGGTCTTAACGAGGACATTAAAGTAAAAACGTTCAATCATTCCGATATTCTCAAAGAACTCATTGATTCCTACAACACTCAGCTTTCTCCTAAGAATCCCAAGTACATCAATTATCACGTAACAAGTACAGGGAAAATTGTAATTGACGAAGAGCTGAGTTCCTGGGCTGATATGGAGGAATCGTAATGCTAAGCGAACATAAACGAAAAATCTTACAGCATCAATCAGATATGATCCTCAATCGCCATTCCGAGGGCACACCGTTTAACAAAACGGATCTTCAACGATTGATTTTTAGCGAAGTTAAACTCATTGACCTAGATAATTATAACTACAAGATTAATGAAATGGCGTCAGCCAATGATGCTCGAAACTTAATCGCAATCAATGATCTCATCGGTCAGTTATCTCCAAGGGAGTTCTCACAAATATTCCCAATTACTAAGGAATATGACGGTCACAAATACGGGGCTAAGGATTATTTCTCTGTTACTGAATATATTAATTCATTTGGTTGGGACACGATGATTGGCAATGGGTTTGAATTTGTAATGGAATACCTTAATGAGGACGTCCAAGACCTCTGTGTAGCCACGATGATGGTTGTGTCACATTCTACACCGGAACTCGATATTTTCAGTGTACTTGATCACTTAGAAGGGGGGAATAAATAGATGAATTTTTCACAGGCGGAACGCTTAATTACTCAGCTGGTGGAAATAAATAAAACGCTCAAGGTTATCGCTAGTAACCAAGAGCGTTCAGTAGATTCAAAAATTGATGGTAAAAGCATAAACGATACTATTTATCGTCAGCTAACAAACGAGTTAAAAGATTTAGAACAAGAGCATCCGTGTATCTAACGTTTACATCAATTGATACTTTAGCAATCTGTGCTAGGTTCTCAGTCATATCACTTGAAAATTTAGTATCTGCCAGAATGCTTTCGAGTTCCGACTGGGATTTCTGTAAAACTTGATGGTGAACTTCGTCAAAGGCCTTATTAATCTGTTCCTTGTCCATAATGTATCACCTCGGTTAATTGGAATAACTTAAGTATACCTTAAAGATTATTGAAAGAAGGAACCAACATGAATCCAGAATATTTTGCACAAGAAGTAGCAGCAAACGCGAAAAAAGGAATGATGGACTATGACAACATTCGTTTTGGAGCAGAAGTTAAATCAGCAGCATCACGTGGTGAGACCAAACTCTCATTTGATTTTCGTTACAAACTGTCGAATGAAATGTTGGACGCCTTGGAAGGGCAAGGTATTGAACTAATTAGTTTGGCTGATGATAAATATCAATTTGATATCTCTAAGTTGGTGAATAGCTTATGTTAATTGTCTTACGTTTAATCGGTTGTCTCCTGGTTGGCATCATCATTGGTGTGTATCACGACCATCTGTTTGAGTAAAGGAGGTGCCCTTAATGGAACTGACACTAGATGATACTAAAGATAGCGCCTTAATTCGTGGGATTATTGCGGTTTTGCTCCCTGCTTTGCGCAAGGAACTATCAGTTAAAGAAGAACTTCTTACGGTACAGCAACTCAATGAGGAGTACTACCACATAAGTAATGAAGCTATGGCTGCCATCGTTAGACAAAAAGGATATCCAAGCTGTGACATTCCAGGAAATAAAAATCCAAAGTATTCTCGCCGTGCTGTCGAAAAATATATTGCAGAACATCAAGATTATCATAACTAATTGCCGGGCTAGGCTGATGTAAATGCAATATACGAGGAGATAACACAAATGGTATCAGTGATCATATTCGTTTTGATTTTTGGACTTGGCGGCTTGCTAAGAGTCTCGTATGAACGCCAAGCATTGAAAGGTGGTGAGAAGCATCGAGCTAAGTCAGACAACAGAAAATAATCTGAAACGTACCGAGTTTCAATTAATGAACGCACGAAAAAAGCCCGTTAGCAGGGCAGCGCTAGCGAGCCAACAGACAAATCCCATGACAAGAATTGTCTACTCCGATAGTAGACGTAAACACCATATTTTGCAACAGCTATTAGGAGGCAACCATGAATAAAGTAGGAAAACAAGACTTGATTGAGGCGTATGAGTCAATTGAAGTTAGCTTGCAACAACGCATTGCATTAACACCGGTTAGTCAGTTTAAGCAATTACTACATGACTTCACACAGCTTTATCGAACAAAAGGAAAACTAGCAAGATTGAAAGGGGTGTCCGCAAATGGCTGAAAACGAGCTTGTGACGTTTGAACCGAATATCGAAGTCAATCCTACCCCTATCGTTATTAACAACCTAGAACAGCTTGAAATGGCTGTAAACGGGGTAGTCACTAAGTATGGTCAAGACTTCGTGGTGACATCGGACAATGTGGCCGACACGAAGAAAATGCGGGCCAACATCAACAAGATTGCTAAGTCCATCAACGATAAACGGCTAGAGACGGATCGCCAGTACAAAAAGCCTATGGCTGACTTCGACGATCTCATGAAAGAACTAGGCGATAAGGTCAAAAATCTTCTTGATCCGCTTGATAGCAAGATTGAAGAAATTGAGACACAAGAGCGTCAGGCACGTTATGACTCAGTCAAAGCTGAGATTGCCGAGATGGCACCTAACTACGGGGTGTCTGCTACTGACATTGAAATTCAGCCAGGATGGCTGCTTAAATCACTCAGCCACAAGAAGCTGTTGGAACAGATTGCCGAAGCCATGACGCAATTGCGCAAGGATCGTGACCAACGGGCCACCGATATACAGACTGTACGCATGTACGCAGATCAATTAGAGCTGGAATCAAGTGGTTGGGCGGCGTTGATTAGCAAGGGAGAACCCGTTTCTGACATTCTGGCTGAGATGGATGCAGCAGCGGCCAAACGTGATAAGGAACGCCAGAAAAAGGCTGAAAAGGCCAAGGCAGCTAAAGAAGCACAAGCGGCCATTGATGCCACTCACCAGGTTAAGCAGGGTGATGAAACGATCGACACGGATACCGGTGAAGTTGTCCCACAGGTCATCACTGTCAAGCTGACTGGAACGCACAAGGCTCTCGGACAAGTATGGGCCGGAGCCAAACAACTAGGTGTCAGAGTTGAACTGGTTGATAAGGAGGATTAAATGAAATTTTATAAAGACGGTGCCATTCAACCTATCCCAAATATGTACTTCGTCTATGGGGATGGTGGCACTGGCAAGACCTCGTTGGTCAAGCAATTCAAAGGCCACAAGCTGGTCTTTAGCTTCGATATGTCCAGCAACGTCTTGATTGGTGATAAGGACGTCGACGTGGCAATTCTCGAAGAAAAGGATGCACCAACAGTTCAAAACTTAGTGTCTACTATGGTAACTCGTGCGTTTAGCCAGGATAAATACGACGTGATCGTACTGGATAATGTGACGGCACTTCAAAACCTAGTATTAGAGAACATCGACGGTGCTTCTAAGGATGGTCGGCAGAACTACCAGAAGCTACAACTGTGGTTCCGCAAGTTAGGGATGGCACTTAAGGAGTCTGGTAAAACTATCTACACTACAGCTCATCAAATTGACACTGGCAACGGTGATGGTCTAAGTAGCAAAGGTCGGTTCGCCGCTGATATGAACGAAAAGACATTCAACGCCTTCACATCGATGTTTGACCTAGTCGGACGTATCTATTTGAAGGACGGTCAGCGGTTTATCGACCTTGATCCCGAAAATGGCAATCACGCTAAGAATCGTCTGGACAACCGAAAACTGATTAAGGCCGACGAACTACTTGACGTCAAGAAAACCGAAACTAAGAAGACGACTAAAAAGGAGACTGACAAAAAATGAGTTTATTTACAACTGATAGCAGCAATGTGTTTGGTACTGGGGTACAAGAAGCAGGTTCTTACAATGTAAAAATTGTCAAAGCTGAGGCCGGTAAGGCAAAAAATAGTGGCCGTGAAACGTTAACTCTTGATTACCAAGTCTTAGATGGCAAATATGCCGGTGGTGAAATTCGCTATCAGACTATGACGTGGATTGATGACGACAGTGAAAAGCTAAAACAGTCAATTCGCCGGTTCAACACGTTGGTTGTGGCGTTGGGGGTTGGTGATGGTGTAACGATTGAATCAATCCCACAACTTGCTAAGTCGGTGCTCAATAAAGAACTAACGGTTGACGTTGATTGGGGCGACCCCAACAACAAGGGTAATGTTTATCTGGAAGTTCGTGGCTATCATTTGCTTGATCCAGAAGGTAGCAAGCCTAACGGTATTAAGCGCTCAGATAGTCAGTCAAATAAGCAACATAATGGTGGGTTCAACAATGCTTCCACGGGGACACCGACTCCAACTGCTGATCCATTTGCTGGAAATGGTTCAGGTGACACAGTTGATATTAGCGATGATGACTTGCCGTTTTAAAGGAGTGGTCTAAATGGCAGAAGCACCAAGTTATTATGCCATCATTCCAGCCAATGTCCGATATGACCAAAATCTTCCCGGCAAGGCAATCTTGCTGTACGGGGAAATTACGGCACTCTGTAACCAAAAAGGTTTCTGTTGGGCGAGTGATGACTATTTTGCCAAACTTTACGGTGTGACAAAAATGACAGTTCAAAATTGGCTCAAATCTTTAGAGAGTGAAAATTATATTTCTCGTGAGGTCACTTATAAAAAAGATACGAAGGAAATTGAGCATCGATTGATTCGAATTGAGATGACCCCTACTAAAAAAAATTTGGGTACCCCTACCCAAAAAAACTTTAGAGATAATACTACAAGTATTAATAAGAACCATAGTAAGGCAGAGAAGAAAGATTCAATTGATTATCAGAAGATTATTGGATATTTGAATGCTGAGGCTGGTAGAGAGTATAAGAATGTTGGAAGTAATCGTAAACCAATCAGAGCAAGAATGAACGAAGGCTACAGCGAACACGATTTTGCACTGGTGATTGCTTTCAAGTGCAAACAATGGGTTGATAATAACGAAATGGCTAAGTATCTTCGGCCATCAACTCTATTTGGTGAAAAGCATTTTGATGAGTATTTGAACGAAGCTAAGCAAAGTCTTAAGAAGGCGAAGCCTGCTGAACCACAGGGCTTAAGTGTTGGAGAAGGTTCCGCCCGCGCCGCCAACTATTTGGCCGAGCTAGAAAAACAGTATGAAGGTGATTAAGTGAATGACGATATTGAAAAAGAGATTATTGCGATTTTGCTCAAAAATCCTAAAGACATTGAGCTAATTAACTTAAATCCAGAATGGCTGTCTGATAGTGATTTCAGGGCTTTATATATGGCAATGAAGTCAACAGACGACACTTCTCTAATGACTATTTTTGGTAAAGCCAAAACAATTTTTGAGCAGATGACGCTTGGGTATAGTGATCTGATTACTTTGCGAAGTAGTGCGATTACTGACGCACATCTTAGCGAAATGGTTAAGGACTTACACCGAGTCTATGCTGAAAATCAATTGGATCAAGTGATTCAGATGTATCAAGAGGCACCTTATGATGACAATTTGGAGAAGCTGTCAGTAGCTATCAATAGTGTAAATTCAATCGATGAGCGTGTTGACGATGGGAGTATTGGCGCTGAGGCCGAGGAACTAAGATATAACCTCGACCATCCAGTTCAAGCGGGTATCAAGTCTTATAGTCAGCTAGATACATGCTTAGCAGGAGGCTTTTACGGCGGAATGCTCTTCACTCTAGGTGCAAGACCTGGGGTGGGCAAAACGGCATACAGCGTTAATTTAGCGGCTCAAATGATGTCTAAGAATCCCAAGCTACATGTTGACTACTTCACCTTAGAAATGACTAAGCGAGAAATGCTGAATCGCTTTATTAGCCGAGATACTGGTGTGCCGAGTACGGTACTTCGGGCTAATGCTAATGGGTTAAAACCTGTGCTTAAGCAGATTGTTAAGCAGTCATCGGAGAAAATGGAACGCTTGAATTTGGCTGTTTATGATCAGACAAAAACGCTGGCTCAAATTGCTAGTGTAATCCGGCGACATGCCAGTGAAGCTAAGCAAAATGAGTATATTGCTTTTATTGACTATATCGGTTTAGTCACGGTTCCGGGATTCAAAGAACGTTATCTGCAAGTCGGTGAGATTACACGTCAGTTAAAAGTGATGGCTAATGAGTATAACGTGCCCATTGTGGCATTGACTCAACTTAATCGTGGTATTGAGAGCCGTCAGGATAAGGCACCTCAGCTCTCTGATATTCGGGAATCTGGTTCTGTTGAGCAAGACAGTAATGTCGTGGCCTTTTTATCCCGTTCGTCAATTCAAGACGACATCATTAATTTGGATGTTCGTAAGAATCGTGAAGGCATGCTAATGCAAATTAAGTATCAATTTAACGGCCAGGGGATGAAATTCCAAGAGTTGGAGTTAGATAGCAGTGACTAGTCAGTACATGTCCACTCAGGACTTTAATGAAATTATGAATGCGAATGGGTGGCACATGAGTCAAGCAGTCAAGGTATACCTAGTCAAAGCTAGCCACTGCTTCAAGCAGTATCAGCTAATGACAAAAGCGGCAAAAGCACATCCCAAAAATAAGGTGCTGCAAGCCGAATATAGGCATTTAGATGAGCTGAGGGCTAGTTATGTCTGGGATGCATTAGACACGGCTGAAATCGAATATCTGCAACAATGGCGGTTCCTTGAAGACAAAGGTGACTTCATCCAAGCCATGATGCTTCAGTATCACGGTGATTTAAGCAAATGTACAAATGAGGAAAAGGCTAAGGCCGATTATATTGAAGCCTTGGAAAGTGCTAAACAACAGGAGATTAGAAATGGGGTGAGATAAATGCAGCTATTTTTGCCAGTAGAAGAAGATTCTAACGGCAAACTGTTGATTAATCTAAGCGATGTTGACCCGCCAACTCGGCGGATCATTGCTGGAAATGTAGGGCAGCTTGCGGAGATTAAGTTTGACGATGGTCGGCATATAAGCGCGGACCAACGCAAGAAGGTGTTTGCCTTGCTTCATGAGATTGACCGCTGGTCTGGAAACTATGTGATGGACGTTACCGAACATCAAATGAAGTACATGTTTCTGCGTCAACGGGGACTGTACGAAGAATTTTCATTAAGCAATTGCTCGTTGGAGATGGCTAGTAGATTCATTGAGTTCTTGCTCGGCTTTTGCTTCGCTTACGACGTTCCAATTGCAACGAAGGTGGTTGATTCGATACGTGAGCAGTATGGCTGGGATATGTACTGCTTGAGGTATCACTGTTGCATGATATGTGGTGCTCACGCTGATATCGCTCACGTACACGCGGTGGGAATTGGTCGTAATCGGCAAACAATCAGTCATATTGGTAATTATGTTATGGCACTTTGTCGGAAACACCATCAGGAGCAGCACAGCAAAGGTATCGTGACCTTCATGCAGGATAACCAGCTAAAAGGTGTCAAGGTAACGTCGGAAGTTGCTAAGATGCTGAAACTTGGTAATTGGCGACAAGAACAAGGTGAAGATGTGGAGGTGTAGCCATGGGATATCGACACTATGAAAACCAAAGTAGCAGGGTTCAAAGTATATCGGACACGATGGTTCACTTCTTCCAAAGCCAGGGAATTAAGGTCATGCGGTATAACTCCTATACTACTTCGAGTGTTTATCTGAAATTAGATTACGGAATGCTGTATACCATGCGAATCAGTGACCACCTCGGTAAGAAGTATCTCAATTATCGTTACAACGTTACAAGAGGGTATCAAGGTGTTCCCCGTAGGCAAACTGATTGGGGATGGGACCGTGAGTTCATATCCTTTAACCGAAATCGGTTGAATGAAATGTGCTTGGAAATCATCCGAATGCGTGCAAAAAAGATTAGTTGTCTTGGCCTGTATGGTTATCAGGAAGAAATGGACAAACGTCGCAAAAAAAATGCAAATCAAAGAGGTTTTTGGCAGAAGGCCAAGGATTTAGGCTGAATTGAAGAGAGGTGGTTGTGTGGCTGCTAATGAAGAACTGATGGATAAGATTCGAAAAGCTGAGAATGAGTACGGAAGTTCAGATGATTGGCCTGAGTCAGTCGTCAAAGAGCTTAATAGCTTGGCTAACCGTCTGCCCGACATTACGCACACCGAAAATTATTTGATGATTCGGCGGATGATCCAGCACGGCTTTGATAACTACCAGATTGTGGAAGCACGGAGAGTGTCTATAGGTCACATTAGGCATATCCGTATCGAGATGACTAGGGCAGGTGAACTGGACTACGAAGCCACACCAGATGAGTTAAAACAGATTCAGTACAACGTGTCCCACATGCTTAATCCTAATAATCAAGTCATTGCTACGGCAATGGGGAGAAAGAAGGATTGGGTGCGCTTCATGCGCGAGAAGCTACGGGAGGCAGACAATGAATAATATTTATGTAGTTTTTGAAGACATTGATGAAGATGGCGGCTTTGGTGATGCAATTCCGACGAAAGAAGCCGTAATTGCTTTCTACACAAAAAGTAAAGCCGATAAATATGTATTGGAAAATAGTCATGAAGAGGTTTATGACGTTCCATATGACGAGTTAAAACGCGGCGGAATGCATGTCGAAACGGTTCCGGTTAAAGATGATTAAGGGGGTTTCAAATGTTTAATTACAGCAGTGGAGTTAAGTGGATTAGAGCCACGGATATTGATGGTGGCTTAGTTTGGATCAATTTAGAAACCGTGGAAAGAATCTACCGTACTAGTGATGGTTCGACATTTGAATTTGCGAATACGGTTATCCAAACTATTGTCCCATTTGAAAAAATTCCCGACTTGTTAGGTGGAGTCGAGCATGAAGCACGGCGATAAGGTGTACTACCACCGCCACCACGGTAAGAAGAAAGCTACGTGGCTATGCTGGATCAAGCGTAGTGATAGGCGGTTAGCAATGATGAAAGTTAAAGGCGACCACAGGCATATT